CACCTTCACCTTGTTGCTGTCGGCGCCGAGGGTGCTGTTGAGCACATGCACCATCCGCACCGGGTAGCCGAGCCAGGTGTCGGACACGCCGGCACCCAGGTCCGAGCCGGTGTTGCCGCCGGCGGCGTACTTGAGGCGGGCGATGCTCGCGGCGTAGCCAGCGGGCGAGACGTACCAGGCAGCCCCCTGGCGGGCAAAGAGCGGCAGCTTGCCCATGGCGGCGAGGAAGTCCTCGACGTCGAGGGTCTCGAAGCCGGTGTTGCCCGACGCGGCCGACACCACAGACGCGGTGTGCGTGCCGTCGTTGATCTTGTTGACGATGCCGTTGATGCCGCCGTACTGCGAGGTGCCGTCACCAAGCCAGCCGCAGAGGTCGATCTTGTAAGCCAGGCTCGTGGCGAACTCGGCCGCCACGCTGTCGGCCAGCGAGACCAGGGCGTCCTCGACGACCTCGGTGCTCATCCGGCAGCCAACCGCCAGCTTCTTCGCCACGATCGAGACGTTGCCGTAGGTCGGCTCGCTCTCGGTCACGCTCGACCCTTCGCCCACGAAGTAGGCCGTCGTTCCCGACAGACGCTTCGGGATGACCATCGTGTCGCGGGTCATCGACACATTCTCGGCGGCACCAGGGAAGGTGCCGTAGGTCTCAACCAGGCGGATCACCCGGTTGGCGAACTCCTCGGGGACCAGCGCGCCGCCTGCCGAGTTGCTGCCCTCGTTGAGAGCGCGGGTCTCGACGCCGTGGTCCTTGCACCACCGGAGGTCTTCCTGGTTCTTGAAGACATGGCCGCGGATCCAGCGGCCGCAGCGGTAGGCCGACTCGACAGCCTCGGGGCTGTCGTTGAAGGCCCGCAGGCTGGTGTGGCTGGGGCTGATGGCCCGAATCTCAAGCTTCGGCTCCTTCTTGGCCTCCGGAGCCGGGGCGGGGGCGGGGGCGGCCCGCTCGACCACGGCCCGCAGTTCGGCCTCCTTGGCCGCCAGCCGCTCCTCGAACTCCAGGTCGGTCTTGACCTTGTCGGCTTCGTCGGTCAGCCGGCGGAGTTCCGCGGTCTGCTCGTCAGACCGCTCGGCCACGTCGGCCAGCTCGTTGAGGCGGGCGGCGACAGCCGCGGCACGGTCCTGAAGGCGCTTGAGATTCGATGCCATGTTTGGCCTGCTCCGTTGTTGAGCCGGCCAAAACGCAAAAGCGGCGGCCGGCGGGTGGTTCCCGCAAGCGCGCCGCGAAATGAATCCTCAAGTCGCTCGCACTAGCCTCCGCAAAATCCATCACGGAGAGTTATGTCTACCTGTAGCCTAGCAAGTGGAGCGCGAGGCGTGCAAGTTGATCGAGGGATCAGCCTGATGGACCTGTCTCGCCAGCCAGTGCCGGAAGGTCTACGCCACGGCACTTCACACCCCACTTGGAGAGAAACTCCAGCGCATCTTCGTACAGTGGGCCGAACTTCGTGCCCCAGACCGTGATGTACCTGTCTCGGTAGGACTCATAAATTAAGTTTCCGGGAAACTCTTCCGAGAGCATCCTGGCGATCTCCCTGCCTTCACCGGAGAACTCCCACACGAAGCAGTCCTCGTTGAGCCAAATCTCCCAGCCATTGCCGACGATCTTTGGCATCAGTGCAGCCTCCCGGCCAGAAACAGGAGCGTCAAGTCGAAGTGCGAGCGGTAATCCTTCCTGAACATTCTTGGGTTCCTATACAGCGTCTCGACGCCCATCGACATCACTTCAGTTGCGCCTGTTGTATTTCCGTTTTCGGCGTCGGCGTACTGGTGACAATACCCAAGGTAACTTTCGCGCTGCCGTTGCTCGCCTTTTGGTTTCCACATTTTATAGTTCTGCCTGTCCTTGTGGTAGACAATCTGCTCAATCCCTTGCGGCGAATTGGATGAAAGCGAGGCAACCCTGGAGTCATAGTCTTCTTTTATGGCAAGCCTTGCCTTGTATCCTGGCGATTCAATCCAGTCCCTCGCCTGCTGCGCGCTTGGAAGCCTTGCCGACGAAGGCACAGGAAGGGTGGACGTTTCTGGCTTCGGCCCGTAGTGAAGTCCGTGCGCGATTTCGTGGACGATTGTCCCGGCGCTTGTGTTGTGATCCCCGTTTCCACGAACACCGTGGCGAGCAACCTCTGTTCTCTCGATGTATTCTGCGTCCCCGTCCTTGGTATCAAGTTGAACTTTGACAGCGCGACCTTTCGCCTGGTGGATAGGGGCAGCGACCTTGCTCAAGAACGCCCACGCTGTTCTCGCGTTATCCTTGAACGCTGGAGCAAACTTTGACGAAGTCTTCTCAAGAAAGGCTGCGTCGAGGAACTGATCCTCTGCCTTGAACTGCGCCAGGCCTTTGCCGTGTGACCTCACAAACTCGCTCACTAGGTCGTGATGCTCGACTGTCAGGTCTGAATCTATTGAGTTCCTCTCGCTGTACGCCGAAGACAGCCTTTTTTTTGCAGCGTCGACGGCGCTTGCGGCAACCTCAAGTTGCTTCTGATTGTCTTTGGTTTTGCTTTTGAGGAACTTCTCCTGTGCGTTTGATATGTCGTTGGTGGCGTTTCTATACTCGTCCTCAAGCGTTTTGATGCGGGCAAAGACCTCCTGCCTCCTGTTTTCGGCACGCTTCTCGGCGGCGTCCATCTCCTTGTGAAGTGTTTTTAGATCTTCGTCGACCCTGCGCTTCGCGAACGAGAACTGCGTTTCCCCATCCGACTTCGTCACAGATTGGTCAACTTCCCCGCGATACTTGTCAGCGGGTTTCTCGACGATCTTGATCTGCTCGTTCGCCTTCTTGACGCGAATCTTCTGAAGCAGAGCAGCACGCTTGGCGGCGGCGGCTTCGGCGGCGGCCTGCTTTTCGGCAGCCTCGCGCTCGCCTTTTTCGCGCTTCTTCTCCGCCGCCTTTCGCCGCAGAGAGTCGATTTGCTTTTGCTTCTGCTTTTTGAGGTACGCGGGGCTTTTCTTGTAAGCCGCCGACTTGGCCTTGTCGGCGGCGATCTTGGCGGCCTGCTTTTTTGCAGCCTTTTCCTTCATAGCTTTTGCCTTGGCCATGTCGGCCTTGGCGTTCACAGGCCGCATGACGGGCGATGTCGGCGCGTTCGGGCGGCCGTCTTCCTTCGCGCATGAGTTGCCCGCGCCGAAACCGCCGGCACCCGTCCCGCAGCCTTTGTTGGCGTTCGGGCCAGACGGCCTCGGGCCAGACGGCCTCTGCGGCCGCTTCTTCTTGCGGCGAGCGCGGAGTTCCTCGCCAATCCTCGCGATGGCGCGGGTTAGCCTAGAGAGTGCGTCGTCCACGGAAGGCCGCCTCCAGCGCACGAGCCTTCAGCCTGGCCGCCTCGCCGGCAGCGTCAATGCTGCGTTCGGCTGGCTGCGGCTCGGAAACGAGCTGCTCCTCCGGAATGATCCAAAGCTTGCAGACAGCCTCCGGCGCGATCTCGCCGGCCACGACGTCGCACGAGCCGCCTTCGTTCCAGAACACGCAGTTCTGGCACTTCATGCCGCGGTCGGCGAACGGGTTCTCGGTCATGTAGTGCGAGCCGTCCGGGCCTTCCTGCGGCCACTGGCCGTTCTCGACGGCGATTTGGCTGATCGCTTCGTAGAGCGCGAAGTTGGCCGGCGAGAGCGTCATGTCGCCGCCCATGTCTTCTTCTTCCTCGGCCCGCTCCTCGACCGGCTCGTCCACGCTCCGCTCAGACTCCAGTTGCTTGGCCTTGCGAGCCGACCAGTTCTTCGCTGGCGTACCGCCCCACAGGAGCCAGGCCACGAAGCCCGGCTTCTCCTGGCCGGGCGTGTCCCAGCCCTCGGACTTGCTCGCCGACTCGTGTCGCGCAAACCAGGCGTTCATCTCGCGGACCCAGTCCGGATTCATCTCCTCGCGGCGGGCGATCTTGTTGGCGCGGGCCACGGTTTCGGGCTTCAGCCCGTCGCCGGACTTGCCCTCCTCGTGCAGCTTGAGGCCACGCTTTGCCGCCGCGGCCATCCCGGCCGTCGGCTTGAGGCTCACTTCTGCCCGCTCGTCGATGACTGCCGTGATCTCGCCAACGATGCCGCTGGCGGAGACGAGGTCGCTCATCCGCTTGCCGACGAACTCGTCGGTCTCCTCCCAGATGCCTTCCTCGGAGTGCCACTTGCGCACGAGGACGACGGGGTCCGCCGGCGTGGCTTCCAGCGAGTGCTCGGAGCCTTCCATGCCGAGTGTGCCCTCTTCCATGACGTGCTCGATGCGGCCGACGCCCCCGTCCCAGGCGACGAAATCGCCGACGGCGAACATCGCGTGCTGGGCCATCTGGAGCGCCCGTTTGCTGACAAACGTCTCGGTGGCCGGATACGCAGGCCGAAGCACTGGTCCGACGTCAAAAAGGCCGTCGAAGTCGACGATCTCGCGCAACTGGCGGCCGTCGGCCATGCGGCTCCAGCGCTCGCCGGTGCCCTTGACCTTGAAGGCAAACGAGCTGCCGCGGACGTCGCCCCTTTCGATCGCCTCGACCACGTCTGCCCGCGACTCCGGGGCGTCGATTTCGTAGCGCAGGCCGCGCTCGTCCACAGACAGCCGCAGCGTCCCGGCCGACTCGCGGCCGAGCAGGAACATCGGCTCGTGGTTGTAGAGAGCGACAACGTCGGTGCCACGCTTGAAGACGTTGTCAAAAGCGCCCGGCAGGACCCTTTCGACAAAGCCTCCCAGGTCCTGCGAGTCGGACTGGAATAAGGCCGCATAGCCGCGGATGACGGTCTTTTTCTTGCCAGTCTTCTCGCACAGGCAGCGCTCGACGACCTGGTCGACCTCGATCAGCCGTCGCTCAATGTCTTCTCGACTCTCGCCATCCATGTCTCAAGAACCTCCTCGTACTTGCGGCCGCTGCGGTGGCACTCCAGCAGCAGATCCCGCGTTTCGTTCATCCAGGTCGTCGTGAACTCGTCGATATGCAGGCCAGTAGCCGCGGCTGCGTCGCAGAGTTCTGTGCGCATTCGCTTCTCGTGGGCCTCCAGCCAGGCGGCCAGCTTGGCTGGCTTACCCCGCCGCTCCAGGATCCCGTCGGCCTCGACGGTCGCCAGCTTCCGGAGCGTCTGCTTGAACAGCACGGCCGCCGCGCTGCGGGCAGCCTCGTCCACGATTGGGGCGGTTTCCTCGGCTGGGGGCGGAGGCTCTTCGGCCGGCGGCGCGGCCGGCTCCGGCGGCTGAACGACGAACGACTCCAGCAGCGCCATGTTGACTTGCACGAACCGCTTGTCGCCGCCCTCGATCGGATTCATGCCTTCTGAGGATCTGATTTCATTGATCGAAAGCACGCCCAGTTGCCACAAATCGCGGTAATACTGGGCGCGGCCGGCGTTGTCGCCGCGCATCAGGCCACGCACGTCGAACTCGGCGAAGTACGTCTCGTCGTCTTGGATGAGGTCGCGGCGAACCGCCCCCTCCCAGCGACGCAGCCACGGCACCAGGCTGAAGGTCACGAAGTCGAGGCCCTGCTGCTCGACCGACGAGTACGAACTCTTGGTCAGGTCGCCGATCATGTAAACGGGGACCCTAAAGGCCCGCGCGATATCCTCGACTTGATAGCGCCTGGTCTCAATGAGCTGGGCCGACTCGTTGTTCGTCGACAGCTCCTTGTATTTGATGCCGTGCGGCAGGACGGCCGTTTTGCTGGCCTGCGACGGGCCAGCGTGCATATCGTTCCAGGTCTGGCGGAGCCGCTGAATGGTCTCGGGCTTGAGCGGCTGGTCGCTTTCGAGGATTCCGCCAGGGCGTGCCCCATTCCCAAAGAATGCACTGCTATGTAGTTCTGTAGCCCTGGCAAGGGCGATAGCATCGCGAGAGACGTTGGTCGGAACGTAGACGTTCACGCCGTCTTTGGTCATCCACGGCAGGCGAAAGATCTGGTCCTGGCGATAGACCGTCGGCTCGGGGCTGTTCGGCTCGGTGTAGAGGAAGCGCAGCCGGCCGTTCGAAATCCTCTCGACCTTCATGCGGCTGGGGTGCAGCGGCCACAGTTCAGTGACGGAGCCGAATCGGCCGGGGCGGATCTCGGCGTAGGCCGCGCCCCACAGAAGCGCCCAGGACTGCATCAGCTCGCGGAACTCGAAACTCGTCATCCAGCCGTTCGGCTGCTCCGACAGGATGGTGTGGAGCGGCATCCCGTAGGCAATCTCCTTGCCGCCGCCCATCAGCCTGCGGTACAGCGAGAATGGCAGGGCGGCCACCGACTCGGAGATCACGCGAACGCAGGCGAGGATGGCACTGCACTGCAGCGCCATCTCCGGCGAAACGGTGATGCCGGCCACGGTCTTGCGCGACTCGGCGATCTCCTCGAATACCCGTGACAGGCCGCTGCGGACCTCGACAATGTCTTCGATCGTGTCCACTACAACACCAAGATCTCGGGTTCGGCTTGCGGCCCGTGAATCTCGCCGGACGCCAGCGAAAAGGCCATGACAGCGGCGATAATGCCGTCGATTCGGCCGACGTCGTGCGAAGACTTCTTGACGGGCTTGATCAGGCCCTCATCGTTAGTCTTGATCTGCACGTTGCTGGCCTGCCATCCAAGGACCGGGTTTCCTGCGTGCCGCAGCCGGCCGGAGATTACGAGGTTCTCCAGCATGCGCGTCGGCGCGTTCATGGGGCCGTACCCTTGGCCGAACGGGTGGACGACCTGCCCTTCGGCCGAGAGCTGCGTCATCAGGTGGACCGCATTCCAGCGGTCTACGTTGATGCCTTTGACCCAGTTTTTGTCACAAAATCCGAGAATGTAATCTCGAATCTCGTCGTAATCGCAAATATCGCCTTCTGTAAGTCTAACAAAACCGTCTCGCGCCCACTGGGCATAGGGGACTCTGTCAGCCTTCTCGCGCTTGTCGGCGTTCTCTTCTGGAATCCAGAACATCGCCTGGATGTCATAGGAGCCGTCTTCGTCCGGCCAGACGGCGACGAAGGCGGTCGTGTCGTAGGTGCTCGCAAGGTCAAGTCCGCAGTAGCAGGGCCGGCCAGCGGTGCTGCGCAGCGGTGCCGAGCACGCTTCCCAAGCGCCAATCCGGAAGAACTTTTCTTCCGAGGAGGTCCACTGGTTCAAGTGGAGGCGGCGAAAGGTCATTTCGTCTGCCGTCGACTCCCTGGCCTTGGCGGCCATCTGAACGAAGTAGTCTTCCTTGATCGTGATGCCGTAGTTCGGGTTGGCCAGCCGCCAGGTGTCTGGCGAGAAGATGTCCACATCGGCTTCGCTGGGGGCGGCATAGATGCACGGCAGGAACGTGTCGTCCCTAAGGACGCCGTCGCGAATCTTCTCGGCCCGCTCCCAGGTCTTGAAGCACGGGGAAGTGCGGTCGTAGCCGGCCGTCGTCAAGAAAATGGTGAGCGGTTGCTGCCTGGCGCCGGTAGCCGTCTCCAGGACCTCGACCAGTTCCCTGTCTTTCTGAACGTGATACTCGTCCACCAGGATGCACGACGGGTTGTAGCCGTGCTTCGTGGCCGCCTCGCTGGAGATAGTCTTCATCACAGCGTTCGTGCCCGGCACGGCGATGCTGTTGCGGTAGAGCTTGCAGCGGGAGAGCAGAGTGGGGTTGCTCTCGACCATCTGCTTGGCGGCGTCATGGAGCAGCGCGGCCTGCTGCCGGTCGCCGGCCGCGACGATCACCTCGGCGCCGATGTCGTCGCAAAAGAGCATATACAGCCCGATGGCTGCGCAGAGCTGCGTCTTGCCGTTTTTGCGGGGAATTGCGAGCAGGGAAGTCCTGTATTGGCGAAGTCCGTCTGGCCGTCGCGTGTTGAAGAGGCGGTCCAGGTAGTCGGCCTGCCAGGGAAACAGCTCAAACGGCTTGCCCGCGTGCTCGCCACGGGAGTGCCGCAGGCACGAGATGAAGTCGCGGATGTCAACCACCGGACAGCAGCGCGCTCATCGGGTCTGCCGACTTGGCCTGGCGATCGACGACTGCCATGCCAAGCCTCGCTCTGTCCGCCGGCGTGAAGCCGAGCACGGCTTCGAGCTGGCGAAGCTGCTCGTGGCAGGCTGCAGACTGCGAAAAGGCAGGCGTCGGCTTCGCCGCCTTCTCTTCGCCCTGCCTGCCCACCTTGGCCTCGAAGTGGATTTCGGCCTTGGCGAGAACTTCCTCGGACGAATACCAGCGGTCAAGCACGAGGGCGTACCGAAGGACCGTATGCTTGTCGGTCTTCGCAAGCACGCCCATCGCGTCCAGATTGCGGCAGGCTTCCCTGAAGAACTCGGCGGCCCGCTCGCGGCAGAACTCCGGCGGCTCGGGCATGACTTCGTAGAACTGCCCAAGCTCCTCGCGGTGGTCGGCCCGCCACGACCCAGTCATGGCGAGGACGTGCTTCGGTTTTGGCGGCGGGCCGCGTCGCATTGACAGTGCTCCCAGTATCTTTAGGATACAGGGCAACCTATGACTGCGCGATTCATCCAGGAACCGGGGGAGTTTGCACAACGCGCGCGCTCGCGTTGCCGAACGCGCGCGCCAGGAACCTACGCGAATACCCCGAGGAACCCCCGAGGACTTTTTTTCCTCAACCCGTGACGGTGCGCGGGGCCTTGGCGTGCGGTCTGCCGGGGGGGCCGGCCAGCTTTTTCGCCCCCCCCACCCCCCCCCGAAAT